TTTAGTCTATCCCAAAGATCATTAAATAAATTAGATGGTGTACACCCTGATATGGTAGCTGTTGTCCAACGTGCTATTGAACTGACTGATGTAGACTTTGGTGTTACCTACGGTGTACGTACACTGGAAGAACAAAAAGAACTATACAACTCTGGTCGTAGTCAGACTATGAACAGTAAACACCTTATTCAAGGTGATGGCTACAGTCACGCAGTAGACCTTGTAGCTTATTTTGGTTCTAGTGTTTCATGGGAACTTAATGTGTATGATAACATCTGTGATGCTATGGCACAGGCTGCAGAAGAAGTAGAGTGCGGCATTAAGTGGGGTGCAGCATGGTCAGAGGGTGACATTCGTTACTATGATGACACAGCAGAAGATGCAATGAATGCGTACATTGATTTACGTAGATCACAAGGACGTAGACCTTTTATTGATGCTCCGCACTTTGAGCTAATGACATGAAGTTTGAGCAGGTCATAGGGGTTATTGGATTAGGCGTATTAGGTTGGGGAAGTGTTCAACTTTATCAGATGAACGCTCATGTAGCTGTCATAAGCTATAAGGTAGATGAAAACCATAAAATGATTAAACCTTTGTGGCAGGAGTTTTTATCTTTAAATAAAGTTGCTGGTAAATAATGAGGTGGTTAGTTCTATGTTTATTTTTATCAGGATGTGGTTTGAACAGCTTAGGACTCTTAGGGGGTGGCGGTGGACCGACCGTAAACAGCAATGCCCAAGTAGGCAAAGAAAATAAACAAGCTGTAGTTACGTATGAAGAAGAGACATCAACTTCAGCAGGAAGAGATGTTATAACGACTGAAGTTATAAAAGAAGTAGAAGCAGGTCCAGTTGATAAATTGACAATTAGTAATCAAAATATCCCCCCTTGGGTAATGCTGCTACTCATATTAGGATGGTTACTGCCAACACCAACAGAAATAGGTAGATCAATAGCAAACTTTATACTTGCATTGTTTAATAGAAAGAGTTAAAATGGCGAGAGCATTAACAGAAAAACAACAGAAACTACTTGCAGTGTTATTTGATGAAGCAGGTGGTGACATTGTAGCTGCAAAGAAACTTGCAGGATATTCGGATGCTACTTCGTCTACAGAGATACTTAACTCTTTAAAAGAAGAAATACTAGATGCTACATCTACGTACATGGCACGTAATGCTCCTAAAGCTGCAATGGCTATGGTGGGTGCTTTGTATGATCCTACGGAACTAGGTATTCGTGATAAGATGTCAGCAGCAAAAGAATTACTTGATCGTACAGGATTAGTTAAGACTGAGAAGATGCAAGTAGAAACTAAGGGTGGTGTAATGCTTATGCCACCAAAACAAATGGATGACGATGACTAAACCCCTTAAAAAGTGGAAGTTACCCCAACCAACAGACATAAAAGAAAACAACGAATGGGTTCCTATACCCCGTATATCTAGGACAATACCATTTGGATATGAAGTAGACCCCGACGATACTGACGTACTATTACCCCTTGAGCATGAATTAGATATGCTTGAACAAGCAAAAAAGTACCTTAGACAGTACTCATATCGTGAAGTAGCTAATTGGCTAACACGAAATACAGGTAGGGATATATCCCACGTAGGTTTACGTAAACGGTTGGAAAATGAACGACAACGAAAAAACAAAGCTGCAAGCCTACGCAGATGGGCAGACTATGCGAAAAAGGCAATCGCCAAAGCGGAAGAAATTGAACGTACAAGACTTGGAGCAAAAACCCAAGAAGACTACGAGGAAGCGGAGTACAGCGAAGCCAAAGCCTGAACCTGCAAAGATAGTTGATGAAATTCCTATTGAGGAACAGCACAACATAATCTTTAAACCAAATGCAGGACCACAGACAGAGTTTCTTGCAGCAGGTGAACGTGAGGTGCTATATGGCGGCTCTGCAGGTGGGGGTAAGTCATACGCAATGTTGGCAGACCCTTTACGCTATATGGGTCACTCAAGCTTCTCAGGATTGCTCCTACGGCATACTACGGAAGAATTAAGGGAACTTATCTTTAAGTCACAAGAAATGTATCCTAAGATATGGCCTGGAATTAAATGGTCAGAAAGAAAGATGCAGTGGACTGCGCCCTCTGGTGCGAGGTTGTGGATGTCCTACCTAGACAAGGAAGATGACGTTCTGCGTTACCAAGGTCTGGCTTTTAGTTGGATAGGCTTTGACGAATTGACACAATGGGCTACCCCATTTGCATGGAACTACATGCGGTCACGTCTACGGTCCACTGCACCCGACCTTCCTATATTTATGAGGGCAACTACCAACCCAGGAGGTAGAGGTCATCACTGGGTTAAGAAAATGTTTATTGACCCATCACCTGCAGGTAAGTCTTTTAACGCAACTGACATTGAATCGGGTGAAGACCTTAAATACCCTGCAGGACACGAAAAGGCAGGAAAGGCTTTATTTAAACGTAGGTTTATACCTGCACGATTAAAAGATAACCCATACCTATCTAAGCAGGGCGACTACGAAGCAATGCTACTGTCACTGCCAGAGCAACAACGTAGACAACTACTAGATGGTGATTGGGATATTAAAGAAGGTGCTGCCTTTACAGAGTTTGATCGTCATGTTCATGTGGTTGATCCGTTTAAGATACCAAGCAATTGGGTTAAGTTTAGGGCTTGTGATTATGGATATGGTTCTCATAGTGCTGTTGTGTGGTTTGCCGTTGCGCCTGATGAGCAACTTATCGTATATAGAGAATTATACGTCAGTAAAGTACTCGCAACAGACCTTGCCGATATGGTCTTAGACCTAGAAGTAGAAGACGGAAACATTAAGTACGGAGTTCTTGATTCTTCTTTGTGGCATAAACGTGGTGACACTGGCCCTAGTCTTGCTGAACAGATGGTTAGTCGTGGGTGTAGATGGAGGCCATCAGACCGTTCTAAAGGTTCACGTGTGGCAGGTAAGAACGAAATACATAGACGTTTGCAGGTAGATGAGTTTACCGAAAATCCCAGATTAGTATTCTTTAATACTTGTACTAATATGGTAGCACAGTTACCCGCTATCCCACTAGATAAAAAGAACCCTGAAGATATTGACACACACTCTGAAGATCACTTGTACGATGCATTACGGTATGGTATAATGTCAAGACCACGATTTAGTATATTTGACTACGATCCTAACAGCACACGATCAATGGGTATGAGAGTAGCAGATTCCACATTTGGCTATTAAGGAAATGTAAATGGCAGAAGATAACGAAATTTTTATTGAAGATGATTCTATTGCATTAGAAGATACAGATAACTCTGTTGAGTTTGATGCGGAAACATCTAAAATCATACCTTACATCATGGAACGTTTCCAACGGTCAGAAGATTATCGTCGGCAGGATGAAGAACGTTGGTTAAACTCTTATCGTAACTATCGGGGTATATATAGTTCAGATGTACAATTTACAGATGCTGAAAAGTCTCGTGTATTTATTAAGGTAACTAAAACAAAAACACTAGCAGCTTATGGGCAGATAGTTGATGTGTTGTTTGCAAATAATCGTTTTCCTATTTCTATTGAGCCTACAGAACTTCCTGATGGTGTAGTTTCTGATGTTCACTTTGATCCCGCTTTGCCACCAGAAATGCGTGAAGATGGAATGAATGAAGAAGTAAACATCTATGGTTTTAAAGGTGATGGTAAAGAACTTCCTACAGGTGCAACACGTAATACACTAAAAGAAATGCTAGGCCCACTAGAAGATAAGTTTGAAGGTATTGATAACTTACAGGCTGGCGTAGGCAAAACTCCTACTGCAGTTACTTTTAGTCCTGCATTAGTTGCAGCTAAAAAGATGCAGAAGAAAGTACAAGATCAATTGGAAGAATCCTCTGCGTCTAAACACTTGCGTAGCACAGCATTTGAAATGGCTCTGTTTGGTACGGGTGTTATGAAAGGTCCATTTGCTGTAGATAAAGAGTATCCTAACTGGAACGAAGAAGGCGAATACGATCCTATGTTTAAAACAGTTCCACAGGTATCTCACGTATCTGTTTGGAATTTTTATCCTGATCCAGATGCAAATAATATGGATGAGGCACAGTACGTGATTGAACGCCATAAAATGTCTCGCACACAAATGCGAGCATTAAAGAAACGTCCTTACTTTCGCAGTGCTGTTATTGATGAAGCCATTCAACTTGGCGAAAACTATAACAAAGAATATTGGGAAGATGATCTATCAGATTATGCACCAGAGCATGGCATTGAACGTTTTGAAGTTTTAGAATACTGGGGTACAGTTGACACTGAAATGTTAGAAGAACAGGGTGTTGATATTCCAGAAGAACTAATGTCTTTTGATGAACTACAGGCAAATGTGTGGGTTTGTAACAACAAATTATTACGCATGGTTCTCAACCCATTTAAACCTGCATGTATTCCGTATCAAGCTGTACCCTATGAACTAAACCCTTACTCATTTTTTGGCGTAGGTATTGCAGAGAATATGGACGATACCCAAACACTTATGAATGGGTTTATGCGTATGGCTGTAGATAATGCTGTATTGTCTGGTAATCTACTTATTGAGGTTGATGAAACTAACTTAGTCCCAGGCCAAGACTTATCAGTATACCCAGGCAAGGTATTCCGCAGACAAGGTGGAGCACCTGGACAGGCTATCTTTGGCACCAAGTTCCCTAATGTTGCGGGTGAAAACTTACAACTGTTTGACAAGGCTCGTGTGCTTGCAGACGAATCAACTGGCTTTCCATCATTTGCACATGGGCAAACAGGCGTGTCGGGTGTAGGGCGTACTGCTAGTGGCATTAGTATGTTGATGGGCGCAGCTAGTGGTGGCATTAAGAATGTAATTAAAAACATTGATGATTATTTACTTCGTCCTATTGGTGAGGGCTTGTTCCGCTTTAACATGCAGTTTGACTTTGATCCAGAGATCAAGGGAGACTTAGAAGTTAAAGCACGTGGCACAGAATCACTGATGGCTAATGAAGTACGTAGCCAACGTTTAATGCAGTTTTTGCAAGTGGCATCCAACCCTGCACTTGCACCATTTGCTAAGATGGATTACATCATTCGTGAGATTGCAAAGTCTCTTGACCTTGACCCTGAAAAAGTAACTAACAATATGGCAGAAGCTGCAATACAAGCAGAACTGCTAAAAGGTATGCAACAACAACAGGCAGCAGAGGGTGCACCCGCAGGTGCTAACCCAATGGACACATCGGGAGCAGGTGGTGGTAATATCGGTGTAGGCCAAGCACCGACACCACAAGAGCAAGGATTTAGCGGAAATGCACAGGGACAAGGAGCACCTCAACAAGCTCAAGGGGCTGGTCAACAACCACCAGCAGTGGCATAGTTTTGAGGAATACTTAGACTATCTAATTAGTCAACAACATCGTTCTATGGAGCAGAGTGATAATGCTCAAATCTTACATAGGGCACAGGGTGCAATATATCAATTGCGTAGGCTCAAGTTACTACGAGATGAGGTACTAAAAAATGTATGAGAAACAAATGGAACTCTTTGAAGACGGTGGCCTTCGTGATGAAGGTGGCATGGTAGATGAACAGTCAGGAAATGACGTACCTGTAGGTAGCACACGTAAAGAAGTACGTGATGACATTCCTGCCATGCTCAGTGAAGGAGAGTTTGTGTTTCCTGCAGACGTAGTACGTTACATTGGACTTGAGAACTTAATGCGTATTCGTCAAGATGCCAAGCAAGGTCTGAAACAAATGGATGCTATGGGTCAAATGGGTAATGGTGATGAAGCCACTATGCCTGATGACTTACCCTTTGGCATGATGGATTTAGTTATAGTTGAAGGCAAAGAAGAACCTGAAGTAGAAAAGAAAGCACATGGCGGTGTTGTACATATGAATGAGGGTGGCTTTACTACGCCATCTTTTACTGTTCCTAAGTTTGATCCACGTAATCAGGATGTACGTCAGTATGAGAATGCAGACGGTAAAAAATTAAACATTCCTTTCTTAGGGGGCAAGGCTGTGTATCCTATTCCTGAAGGATACTTTCCTGTGGGCGGTGAGGTAGAAGAAGAAAAAGATGAAACCAAAGAAGCTATACCAACAGATGATAATGATGATCGTCCTGTAGTAAAACCATCAAAGTTTCAAGAAGCAGGTTCTTGGGATATGGACACTTCCGCTAAGGACGGTATCGCATTAGACATGTGGATTAAAGAGGCAGAAAAAGTTACCACATACGGCAATGTAGCTGCAGGTGTAATGGGGGTAATTAATCCATTGATGGGTGGTTTTGTTGCTCTCGCAAATAAACATCAAAAGAAACAAATTATAGCAAAAATTGATGAAAAAATTGCTCAAGCACAAAAGACACCAATTAAAGGACAGAAAGCTGCCTTACAAGAGATCAAAGATCGTTTAACAAAACAAGAACGTAAAGGTGTACTGGCTACAATAATTAGTGAAGTTACAGGTGCATTTGGTGATATGCTTGGATTAAGTGAAGAAGAAACCAAAAAAGCTAAAGTTGCAGGGGCTGTAAATGCAGCACAATCTCCTGATGAATCTGATGATAAAACAAAAGACGATGCTAACAGCGCATCTGAAAAACCAGATGAAACGGTTACTAAGTTGATTGATAATGGTATCTTAGGCCCAGAAGACTTTGCTCCTAGGCCTGTAGTATCTGCTGAACCAGAAGTAGAACTGGAAGCAGGCCCCGCACTTCCTGTAAAAGCTCCTTCTGTAGAAGAACAAACTGAAGCAGCTATTCCTCAAGACCCAGAAATGCCTCAATTAGATGCTTCAGTAGTTGCTGATCAATCGCCTTTTAAAGGACTATTTGAAACACCAATAAAAGATCCGAAAGACCCTGAAGCAACTACACTACAAATGGATGTGCAGGATTTGAGTCCATTGCGTAATTCTATAATTGTTAATAGAGGTAAAGATTTACTTTCTGAGTTACGTGGCTCTACGGAACCCGCTAAAGTTAGTTCTCTTTTAGACCAATTTACAGGCACGTTATCTCCTAGTGAGGATACACCAACTGCAGGTGATATAGAAAGTTACCTAAGCAGAGTTGCTCAAGAGGAATCACAACAACAACCTACACCATCATCTGCTTCACCATCCGCATCATCATCTGCACCTACTACGCCTACACCAAGTGGCGGGGGTGAGAATAATAATGACGATGATGGGCCTGGATTTGCACCAGTAGCTACACAAGAACAAATATCACAGGCGCAAGAACAAGCAACAAGTTCTGCAATAGCAAGTGGAGCTACACAAGAAGAAGCAGAGCAAGCAGGTGCA